CATCCCCGCTAAGCATTGTCTGCGGAGTTTCAGATGAAACAGACCTAGAGCCAGATGTAGTGTTTTGCGCACTTGTGCTATTGGAAGATGCTTCCTCATTTCCTTCTGTGTGCTGTTCGCCCACGCTGTGAATATCCATTGACATAAGCGCTGAATATTCTATCTTCTGATAAAGTTGATTGTAATATGGCATGATCTGATCCATCTTTTTCCGCATGATTAGTGCGAAATTGTCGATAGTCTCAGTACCAATTTCCTGATTGAAGTACTCATCAATGATCTTACCGTTAAGAATAGGACGGTAAAGCTCATCAAAGATAGGGTATGTTCCCAGTCCAATCTTTGTGTAATCATCAAGATATGGAAGCTTGCCATACGTCACACCGTCATAGGTAAAATGTGTGTAAGGCTGTTGCCATGCATCAGGATCAATTGATTCGTTGTACTGCGACTCAATAACGTTCTTGAGTAGCATAGTGAAGTGAGCCATTACTCACCATCCGTTTCAATACCGTTTTGCTGTGCTAGTTCTTTAGCCTGTTGTTCGACCTCAACATTGAATTCCACTTCAACATCGTAACCAAAAACTTCCTTAATTTGCTTGCATGCAATCCTGCGCGCGTTCAGTGACACAAAACGCATGGAGTCCGCCTGAGAATCATTAGCGCCAACCTCAGCCGCAACAAGACGCTCTTTCTTATCCTGATTAGCATTGTCAATGCCGAGCAGGCCCATGCATTCATTCCACCAGCTATTGCGCAGACCCTTTAGCTTGTCGAACACATCGGGATTAATGCCAAGGTCGAGAGCTTCAACGGCCACAGCCTCATCAAATGGAGCAGTAACCTGAATCCCGTTAACACCTTCTTCAATCTTACGCTTGAAGTTAATAGCTGAAAGCTGTGTGTTAGGTGAAGTCTTAATCACCTTGTTCTGACGCGCGTTGAATGAGTTAATTTCAAGCGTTCTATCAGCCTGCGAAAGCCGTGTTGCATACACTTCAATCACATCAATCTCAGGCTGACGTAGATAGTTCGGCCAAATCGGCACGCCTACACGAGTCTTTTGCTTTGCCGACAACCGATCATACGTCATAGGCAGATATGCCTTAATATTCTTCGAGCGATACATGACAGGATCGCCAACCCCCTTGCTCTGTGTGTATGAGCCAGGGCCGAACACTGTAAATGCTACAGGATTGCCAATCATGTTCACTGATCCTGCACCATTGGCTTTCACAACAAGGAACTTCTCGTAATCCTCATCATTATAAGCAACAGCACAACCGTTGAATAGGAGCGCCATTTCCACAAAGCGTGTGTCAACAGTCTCAGGAAACCCGGTCCAGCAAAAGCGGTTAAGAGCAAGTTCTGTAATTGAACGCTTAAGCATTGAGTAAATGACAGCTTCGCGCTGAGCCGCTGTATTACGAGCGAATCGACCATCCTTGCCGAAAAGGAATTCGTTATAGATGGAGTTAGCTCCACCACTACCATTGCCAGCCATTAGTAACTCACTCCCGGAAGAGGCAAATTCTGTGCAATGTCAATATTCCCAATGTCTGCGGGATTTGCCCACACAGTGACACCTTTCTCGAAAATGCCACGAATGGCTTGTTTGAATCCCTCAGGAACACGACTAGAAGCGATGTAAGTTTCAGTCAGCTTCCAATAGGTAAAGCGATCCATGACCATAAGCGATGCAGGCATCTTAATAAATGCGTGAATCGAATAGCCATATCTCAACCAATATTCGCCAACCGCGCGCTGTGCGGAATTATCAATGAACTTCCACTTAGCTTTTACTTCCCAAAGGTTGTTACTGACATTGAACGCATCGCCTGCAATCTGCCCAGACGTTGAGGGTTGAAGCAACTTCGCATCCTGCACCTTAGCGTTAATGCCTGCAATCTGATTACCGTAATCGCCTCTAGCGGCCCAGTCGGCAACGCTCTTGTTCGTATCCCGTACAAGTGCGTCCTGTCGCGTAGAAACGGCGTTAGCGGCAGAACGTGTCAGGTTGCCCGCTGACGTTGCCTGCGAATTGGCGTTCATCTGAACACCGGCATTCAACGCATCATTTACAGCTCCGATGCCCTGAGACACCGCGAAACCGGGGCCACCGGCAACACCAATTGCGGCGGCGCTTCCCACACCGGCAATTAGGTTGTTGGATGCTTGCTTTCCTTGTGCGGCATTAGCAACCCCCATTTGTGCTACATCGCCCATGTTAGCAATTTGTGCGAGAGAACGCGATGCCTGAATTCCGCCCGATGCAACATCGTAGCTTGCTTGATTCATTCCTAGCGCTCTTTGCTGAGTCCAATCAGCCGCCTGATAAGAATAAGCAATGCCGTGGAAATTCGACGCCATGTAGCTAATCGCCATGTTGTTAACGATTGCAACCTGCGGAAAGGTTGTAATCATTGTTGCCATGTCGATAAAGTCACCGTAATCCTGCGGTCCTTCCGTAAAGTCGTCAGGAATAAAACCGTCGAAATTCGAGTTGTAATTTACAGGGTAAAATGAAACGCGCTGATTCGGAGGAATCAGCGAAGCCATTTCACGAATTGTCGCATTATCCCCACGCCATGATTCAGGCTTAATGATAATAGGCGTACCATAATGCGAAGTAAGCTCAACTACCATATAAGGATAAGTATAGAACTTTTTCAAATTCTGGTAACGCGGGTTAATGGCATTCTTAATATCGTCAGCATCACGCCATGCCATTTTCAAACGGTGCGTCAGCACAGCAGGGTTGCCGTACCCGTTAAGCGCCGTAGGATCGCCATACGCGGCCCACACGAGCGTAGGAATGTACCGCTTAAGATTCGGCACTACGGTTACCGAAATGATTCCCTGCGTTTTCCAAGGGTACTGTGCGTTTGCGGCGAGCCAGTTTTGAAAACTCGCCATGTTCTCAAAGCCATAATACGATGCTCCAGAAGGAAGGTTTGAGAACGAGCTACCTGGTGCGGTTACAAGATTGGGAGAGCCGTCTGTATTTGTAGGATCGGCGTTAAGATCCGTTGTCGCGCAAACAAGAATGGAAATTCCACTATCGGGAGGGTTTAGCCCTGAGAATGTGGTGTGTGCCACCTTCTCGCGGGCCTGCGAAATGATAACATATTCGCCACCAATGTCAAGGCCCTCAGGAGTTGTCAAATAGTCGCGCCCGTAATTGGTAAATGCTTTAGTATTAGCAATGCCAATGTGCCCACGTTCTACATAGCAATTGCCAAACGTGCAATTCCAAATGTACGTCTGCACCACATCAAGCTGTAGAATAAGCTCTGTCGTGTTAGGCGCATTGTATCGCACATCAAGAATAAAGTAGTAGAAAAACTTAGGCTGATCTGCGCCTGGGATTGGCTGAATGGGATTTGACACTCGCAGATAGTTGTACTGCACAGCCTTATTAAAAGGTGTGTTGATCTTTACCGGAGTGTTTGGCTTCACATATGAAAGCTGATTAATGCGCAAGCTCTCAGGCTGTAGCGAATTAATATAGTTGTTAAGCGCTGTCTGATCGACAAACTTAACAATGTCTCGATAGTCGTTATTCCACGGCACATTGACAAGATCAATTTGTGTGTCTTTCGGCCACACAGAGTAATCAAAGTCATATCCAAAATCGTAATTCGGATTAGGTCCGTCTGTAATTTGGTTAGGCACTTAATAGTCCTTTATTACATATGGCATTGTGGGCCGGATATTTAATCCGGCCCACAATCCATTTCTTACAATTACGGAGTGTTATACGTAAAGGTCCACGATGCCGTTGCACCCGATGCAAGCTCATTGCCAGAACGAGCGACCGCGGTAATCGTGACCGGCGTACCAGACGCCACGGTGACAGTCTGACCATTAGTCAGGTTAGTTGCACCATTCTTGTACTGAACACCCGTAACAGACGGAATGGTAATGGTGTGAGCACCATCCCAACCAGGCTTCTCAGGCGTAACCTCAAGAAGCGAGTCAGCATCCGAATCCGGGAGAACAGTCGGGTTAGGCCACGGGATAATAAGATCGCCCGTAACGTTAACCGTAACCGTTGCGACGAACGTCGGGTTGTCAACCGACGTCGTGTTAATGGTAAGCTTCTCGTTCTGCTCATCCGGTCCCACAACAAGCACACCATCGTTAGTGATGTACGTGAACTGAGAGAGGTTGAACGGCCCGTTAGGCGCACCAGCACCGGCAACAACGCTGTACTGCACAGCGTCATTAGAACCGCCCGCAGGAGTCGTCACAGCGTTGTTTTCAACACTGAACGTGCGACCGCGAGCAACCGACGTAACAACAGTTCCGGTCTTGTCCTTAAGGACAATGGCTTCCATGCTCGTGACAGGAGTCTCAGCAACGGTAATGGCCGTGCTGGGCCGCGTGCTAAACAGAATGGCAGGTGCGAAACGGCTAACCGAATAAACGCCCCAGTGGTGAAGCCAGTAGTTGTTCAGCAGGGATGCGGGGTTGTACTGCCCCGTAATTTCAATGCGCTGATCTGCCGCGACAAAGAAATTGCGAGTAGTAAGGATTGCCTGCACATCGGGGATCCCAAAATGTGCCTGCGGGAGAACGGTCTTGCGCGAACCAAACTCTGCCTTGCTGATATTGAATGCCGCCGCCAGCGCCTCAACATCAAGCGCCGCGTCAGCGTCCGCAGTAATGAAAAGCTCAAGCTCATTAGGCTGTGCGGCAACCGGAAGTCCAGCAGGGTTGTACGCGCGAGAAATGAACGGCAGAGTGTTTCCCATTGCTCGCATTGCGCGAAGCATTCCCTTAGCATCATCCGGCGTGGAAGATGCCGACGAAACGTCAGCGACATTGACGTTATAGAAACCGTCTGCCTTGTCCATTTCGTTGAACAGGTTTGCCATGATAAGGAACTCATCCCACTGATCCGAGTTCTGAAGCATCCCCATAAGGTTCGTCATGAACTCGGAAACTCCGCCCGAATTCAGGAACGCCTTGCGAAGCTCAGGTTCGCGCACAGTGAGCTTGTACCGGTCACGACGATCAACGTGATGGTAAGAAACCTGAACCTCAGGAGTCATAGCTC